CGACGGAACTGTCGTGCTGACAAGCTGACGTGTTAGAGGAGAGGGGCTGCGACGATTGGAATTTTGTCCTTGGCGGCGAATGAGGGAGCGACCATGCAGACTTGTGCCTGCAGCACCTGCGGCAGAACCAGGACGATCCACCGTCGCCTCAAGCTCACGAACACGAGCACGAAGAGAAGAGAAGAGAGAGCCTGATAAATCACTCACACGACGATCAATCTCAGGAATGAGTGAATCATTCAGAACCTTCTTCTTCTGGCGCAAGTGGATCGCCGCATCCACGGCAATTTTACGGAGGCGGCTGTCATTATCATTGAACACTTCCGTGTGATCAACGCCATGGGCAATATCAGGCTTCTTGAGATTCTTCAGACCCTCAAACTCCTTTTCAAACGCCGCAATAATAGGATCAGGAATTGGCGGAGACTGCTCAATGAGACGATCTAACTCTGAGCGGCAGATCTTCAAGAAGTCCATAGAATCAAGGCGATCACGGGGGTGAAGAGCGAGCTCCACGGCAATCTGGCGTTGGAACTTTCCCCAGGCAATTCCTGAGACACGGTGAGATTCAGACGCCTGTGCATAGCGGAAGAAGTTTCCAAGCGTTGTTAGGATTCCTGTAAAAATGGATACGCCTCCAATTCCAATCTGAACATAGGTTCCCAGCTGCTTGTTATCACCTACAATTCCACCCATAATGAAGTTGGCTGAGCCTGTGAGAGTGGAGAGAATGATAACAGGCACAGTGATTGAAAGATTGCTCCTTGCACTAATCTTCTCACACCTGTCATGCATCCAGCGATAGCACGCTGAGATATCAGCCCAGCCTGCCATCAACTGTTCTTGCTCTTTCGTCCAGCCATTGTTAAATCGGGGAGGGCGGGAACCTGATAGATCTGTAACAGTTGTGCCAGGAGTCTTAGGAGGTGTAGAGGATCGTGACTGCGGTGCAGATGATCCTGCTGATGGAGGACCCTCGCCTGACATTCTATCCGAGCTCTGGGAAAAAAGAGGTAAGTTAAAGACTACAAACGCTAATGGAAAAGATGATGGTTCCCAGTCTATGGATTCTCTTTGGAGTTCGTGAAGTCGATGAAACAACCCTTCCTCACCCGTATTTCATCGGTGTCTATACGTCGCTTGAAGCTGCAAATGCCGCTCGTGCGACTACTATTAGCAATTCATCCGATGAGCACCCGCATTCCATGTATTATGTAAAAGAGGCGCTGGTAGGTGTGTCTCATTCATATGAGTGGAGTACAGTGGACGATTAGGCGCGGCCCCTGCCTCCACGGCCTCCACGGCCTCCTCTGCCTCTATTTGCCGTCTTCGCCGCCTTTGCAGCCAGATACACAGCAGTTGCTTCGGTTTCCGTCAACTTCTTTGGATCAATACCTTGCGGTACCGTTAGGAATTCCTTTACCTTGAGATCAGTCTTGTACATATACGTGCCGTAAGGGCCTTTTGCGAACGTGTAAGGACCAACCTTGACCTTCGCCGCCTCTGCCTCCGCCTTTGCTCGAAGCTTAGGCTCGATTGTTTCAGGCGTATCCGTAGGTGTAAGAGGGAGATTGATAGATCCCCATGTCACGTAGGGGCCAAACTTCCCTGACTTTCGCAGAACCGGTGTTCCATCAATCGTGGCCATTAGATCGCCAGATTTTGCCTGGAGTGCAGTATCAAATGCCGTCTTTGCCTCCTCAGGTGTTAGGCTCTTAAATTGATCCTTTGTAATTGTAGCAAACTGTGTCTTTGCCTTGTCCTTATCTGCAGACTCACAGACAAGGAAGTAGCCTTTCGCAGACTTGACTGCCTTGAGGCCATTACCAAAGTCACGAACCTTATCAGATTCAGAAGGCATTGATGCCTTATCCATGAGGCGGGTATAGTCACCCTTATAGGACGCCCAGGTGGTGCGGCAAACCTCCTTCCAGGGCTCGGCACCGGTCGCTACACGATCCAAGCGTTGTTCAAGAAGAGCTGTGAAGTCATAGGCGAAGAGATGGGCAAAGTTAGCCAGACAGAAAGTGAGAACGGAGGTGCCGAGATCAGTCGGAACAAGCTTCTGTTTTTCTGCGCCTAGGGCGACTTGTGTGCTGGTGTAAGAGGGTGGCCAGGTTCTTGGGATCAGGTTCATCGTTGTGTTTGTAATCATTTGACCCGCAATATCCTTCTTCTCAGCATAGCCCTTGTCAATAATTGTCTCAACAAGGGATGCAAAGGTGCTCGGGCGACCAATACCCTTGTGCTCGAGCTCACGGATAAGAGTCGCCTCTGTAAACCGGGGTGCTGCCTTTGAACGCTTAGGAACAGCGTGGAGACTTGTCCAGGTGAGGGCTGCGCCTGTTAGAAGACGGGTGGCAAAGGACCAGGTGGCTGTCGATGATTCATCGTCGGCCTCTTCATCATCAAGTTTCGCCGTCTCACCGAGACGCTTCCAACCGGCAAAGTCAGTCTTACGCCAAGTGGCTGACCAAGGGAAGGATTGTTCATCGGCTGTCAAGGTGAGAGTGACTGTGCGGGTTTGACCCTTCGCCGCCGCCATCACAGACTGGAGTGCACGCTGCGAGATGAGGCCATAAATCTTGCGATCCTGTGCCGTCCAGGTCTCAGTCTGCGGTAGCTCCCTCATCTCAAGATGTGTGGGGCGGATACATTCGTGAGCCTCTTGCGCTGCGACCGTGCCCTTGGCTTTGGGTTTAGGTGCGACTTCTGAACCGAGATACTCGGCGCCAAAGTCTTCGGTCACTTTGGCTCTTGCCGCCTGAATCGCCTCCTGTGACATGGTTGTGTCATCTGTGCGCATATAGGTGATGTGGCCGGCTTCATACAGGGTTTGGGCGATCCGCATGGTTGTCTTAGGAGTCATGTGATAGAGGGCGGATGCTTCCTGTTGTAGAGTGCTTGTCATAAGAGGTTTGGGGGGTGCAAGTGACCACGGTTTTTGAACTACGTTTGTTACAATAGCTGCAGTGTCTTGGTGAACATTCTCCAGATAATTCATTGCAGATTCCTGATCATCCAGTTCATCCACCATTGTGGCCTTGAAGGGCGTCTTGCCAGAAAGGAATGCACCTTGGAGACCCCAGGAGGTCTGACTTGTATGGCTGCCGATCGACGCCTCACGATCATACAAGAGGCGCAGGGCAGGAGTTTGGCAGCGGCCGGCACTGAGCCCACGAGCCACGTGCTTCCACAGAACAGGGGAGATCGTGAAACCGACCATCATATCAAGAACAGCACGGGCTTGCTGAGCGTGGACACGGTTCATATCAATGCGGCGCCCAGCCAGAGCTTCGGCGACAGCTGTGCGAACGGCAGTTTCCGTGATTTCATGAAAGACAGCACGAGGAAAGGAGAGAGGGTCACGCTTCAGAAGACATGCAACGGAATACGCAATTGCCTCGCCTTCTCGATCATCGTCTGCAGCGAGGATGATTTGGTCGGCGTGCGCAGCAGCTTCAAGAAGGGGTTTTGTTGCCTTGGACTTTTCTTTGAGAAATCGAAAGCGAAGTTCAAAGTCTTTCTCCAGACCGATTGCATCTAGATCTTCTTCCAGAGCACGGATGTGACCCATTGTTGCCACAACTTGGTAGTCAGAACCAAGAAATCCGGCAATCTTCTTGCATTTCGCTGGAGATTCGACTACAACGAGGCGCATGACGGGGACTTGACGTTCTGCTTAAGGAGATATGTCACTTTTTTGGGACTGTGTTAAAAGGGCTAAGGAATTTGTTAGATAGGATATTAATGCACTCACGCAAGGTTGCGGCTGCGCGGCCGCCGGCAAATCGGTTTTCTGTTTTTGCGGAGTCTGATTCGGATGAGGAGGATGCTGTAGTTGTTCCTGTCATTGAAGTAGCTGAACAACCTGTAGCTGTAGCGCCTGCACAAGCGCTTGTAGATAATCGTTTTGAAGGACTAGTAAAGCCTGCTCCTCTGGTCTTTACACAGCAGAAAGGTCGTTGGTCACGCCAGAGAGTAGATCCTGAGGAAAATTGGATTCGTCTTCACCCTAGTCCTGAACATGAACAGGCTGCTATTGCAGCAGCAGGTATTGACCAATCTGTTGTAGTCGCAGGTAGGGAAGATCCAGTCAGGGATGTTCCACGTACTGCACATGACTGGGCAGAGAAGGTCAAGCAGAGTCTCGAAAAGGCAGAGAGTGCTCCACGTGTAGAAAGGCTCAAAGACATCCATGAATCATTGAATCGCCTGAGTTTTTTTAGAAAATCATTCAATACTAGTGTTGCACCTATGCCTACTTAATATCCAAACAGGAGACCAGCACGGCCGCCATACACACGCAGAAGATTGTATGTTTCAGCCCAGACATAAACTGTATAATCAGACACGGTTGTTGCACGTGCTGCGCCACGCATAGCCTTGAACTCTACGCTGAGTTCAAGACGTTGGATTCTATCCAAATTTGCATGACCCGTGGGGCGGCTTACGCCTAACATTTCATGCTGGGTGCCAAAAGGAAGATGATAGTAGTATTTATTGTGCCAGGGTGTTTTTGTCTGTTCAACTGACGGAAGTCCTACACGGAAGAGGGCAGGGCAGTCTGTTGCATATCGGGTTAGCTTTCCTTCATATGTAAGAGCAAAGGATGTGATAGGTTCAGAGTCTGTGCTACTAAATGCAGGTGTAAGAGGAAGATATGTGGAGGTGTTCAGACCTGATGCATCAGGCCACCAGGGCGCAGTCGGCCCCACACCACTGATATCCGCAATGAAGAGGCCACTCAGATCCCGAGTTGCAAGAAAGGGCGCATTCAATGCATCAGCGTCAGTTCGGTGGACTGCGAAATACATATCACGAATCGGATTTGGAATTCGCATAGGAACTCGTGCTGACGTCTGATTCTTGCTTTGAACTGGTTGCATCGCTTAATGTTGAACAATTGGATAGGTCAAGTCGCCCAAGCGCAAGCGATTCGCCTCAGGCTTATCCAAATACACGTATTCAAGAAGAAGAGATGATTCCTTTAGCTGAAGCAAGGAGGGCATCTGAATGCCAGGAATTTGTGTAGCCATAACGGACTTCCCAGGATTCCCATTCAGGCCTTTGATAGGGGTGCCTGCTGGATCAATGTAAAAGAAGGGTGCAGAGAGTGTGGCTGGATAGGTTTGCTGGCCTGCACCGCCGACAGTGCGGCTTGTTGAGACAGTGAGTGAGGCGACTGGCGCAAATGTGACCTGAAGTTGCACTACATCTGTGCCGATTGCATCAATAGGGAGTGCGCAGGCGGGGTCGCCACGGTTGAACCAAAACGGGAGCGGTGTGATAACTTCCTGGCCAGCTGTCCCTGAGGAAAAGCCATATGTCTTAGGAGTGAAGCCTGAATCTGTGCGACAAAGAAGACGATTTACCACTGTCGTTTTTTCCAGAGGCGTATGAAACTCGTCCATAACTTCTAAGAGACGTCCGTCCACAGTATCAATAGGTGCACCGCCGATGAGAAGCTGTGCCTGCGTGATAAGTGCATGCCCAAGACTATTTGTCCAGCCAATCGTGGGTCCGGCAAAGGCGAGCTTGTTGGTGGTGCAGTATGCACGAGCCGCAGTCTGTGCGGTTGTAATGTCAGGCATCCGTGTAACAAGATAAGCACGGGTGATCAAGTGACCACGGCGAGGAAGAGTCGCCGTGGCCGTGTTGCCAAACGCTGGAGAATTATCAAACTCAACCTTGTGCCATTCGGTGGTAAATCGCCCTGCACGGACAAACGCCTTCTTAAAAAAAGAGGCAGAAGGGTTTCCACGAAGACGATCGTCTTGGAGACCTGACGTTACAATCTTTAGCAGCCCTGCCGAGGCCATTCTAGTTGGGGTTAGGAATCGCACCTTAATCCTGGAACATGCGATTCACCAGACCACCCTGGAAACGGAACCAATCGAGTCCGAGGACAAACACCTTGACTTCCCAGGCTCCAGCGGCGGCTGTCACGTCGAGTGTAAGACGAATATCTTGTAGGCGTGACGCATTTACAGTTCCTGAAGGTTGGTGATGACCTGGGTGAGCAGAGAAGGAATACCCATAAATGTACTTTCTATAAGGGGCAATCCCACCTTTGTGTGCGTGCGCAATGTGTTGGCGAAACCAGCGCTCATCTTGGTTCACGATATCAATGCCATTGCACTGAAGTTTGGCTCTTTGTAAAAGGGGTGCAGGTGGATTGAACGTGGAGTCAAGATCGCCTGCGAGGACTGCGCCAAAATTCGTCCATTCACGGGCTGCTGTAGAGTCCTTGCGACGTACAAACCAGAGAATCTCCTCCATCGGACCATTGGCCTCAA